CGTTCTCCGCACTGATGTCCACGGAGCCCGACACTTCGGTGAGTTCTTGGTATCTCCACAAGTTCTCAGAGGTGATTTTCAGATCGCCGCGATGCTTCATTTTTTAGACCTTTCGATAAACAGGAAAAGATGACGTATTCATATTGGCTGTTGGAGCGGTAATCGCGTCCTACCGTCATTGAAAGCGCCATCTCGTATCTCCCTCGGTCTGCGGTGCGCGGGCTTTCCCCGCGCTGTCCCGCATGATCGCCTCCGGGTGTGTGTGCCCTTCAGTGGTCCTATTAGTAAGACACTTAATTAGCTTCGTCAATCCTAAAAATAGGACTGCCCCAAATTTTTCTCACGAGCGTCAGATAATGCGAGGCGCGCATGTCCTTGCCGTGCATGGCGCGGCTCAACGTTGATTTGCTGATACCTGTCTCAGTTTCCAACTCGCGCAATCCGATCGCGCGCGCTTGGAGATGAAGACCGATTGCCTCTCCTAGCTGAGAGAGGGTAGGAATGATCGTTGGCTGTTGCATATGATGGACATACGGCGCGACAGAAAAAATGTCAAGGGTAGGACGATTTCATGTTGACAGCCCCGCCGCGTCGTCTTATCTATAGGACGTAACGAGGGAGACGGAAATGACCAAGACCCATACGCAGGGTCGAAACACACATATCCGGCACCATGAGAGATGATGGAGCACCGGGCAATATGGTGCGATCGGGCGACAGTCACGGATTTTGCGGTTTAGCCGGTTATCCGGCGATTCCTACCGTGCGCCTATAATTCATAGCGTGCTTATCCGGTTGTCGCACACAGGAGCTAGAGGTTGATGCCCAATCACGTCATCAATGAAATTATCTTCCGCGACCTATCCGACGCACAACTCGACGACATTCTGTCGCGGACGACGGACGCCGAAGGGCACATCGATTTTTCAATTCTCCTGCCTATTCCAATCAATTGTTGGATGGGTAGCGTCAGCGCTGCCGACGAGAAGGCATTCAAGAACACCGCGCTCGACTGGTGCCGCGAGAACTGGGGGACGAAGTGGGGCGCCTATGGCACACACAACGGCGCGGAGCGTGTTGGAAGCGTCCTGACGCTCCGTTTCGACAGCGCCTGGAGGCCGCCCTACGGTTGGCTCGCGGCGCTCATGAACACGTTCAACCTCTCATTCCAGCACAATTGGCTTAGTGAGGGCGAGCAGCACGGGCACGTCGGGCATTTCATCTATCAGCCAGAAAATGTTATGGGCGATGTTGATTGGAAGGAAGAGTCGGCATCGTCAGAAATTCACACGCATCTTCACGTTCTGCGTTGGGGCGTCGAGCGCTTCGACGAAAACGAGGAATAGTGGCTGTGTGTCTTAACCGGATAAGCATGATTCATAGTAACGCCACTTAACGGAAGGATTGTGAAAATGCAAGGCTGGAAACGCGGTTTGCCTCCAGGCAAATACTACGTAGGCATGACTGACGACTTTGAAGTTTACTTTTCACCCGGTGGGATAAAGTGGCATCGGCGACGCTCCTCCGAGGAAGTCACCGCAATCAAGGCGGCACGTACCGACGAAATCATGCAGACGTTCGACCCAGACTTCGCCGACTCGTTCGAGCGAAATGCTCGATAATCTGTGTTAGGAGAACACTGTGTTTCACGGAATCTATAATGCGCGGCAGGCGGGTCTAAGCGCATTTGAGTTGGTGATGATCGTCATTGCTGTCGGATTGGTTATTGACTGGCTTTTCACACGACGACAATAATTAACCCTAACTGTAGGTAGGAGACATTTCAAATGCGCGGGCGGCCTCCGCAGTTATGCCCTCACGGTATTCTTGGAAAATCCAAATGCAGGAAATGCAAGACCGATACAAACCGTTCTTACGATTGGGGAGAATGGTATCAGAGACTGCGCGCTAACCCCATACGTCTTCAAGAGCGCCGCGAAAAAGTCAACGCGCAGCGGCGTGGGATGGGATACGGACGCAAAAATAATTCGTCCTAACCATGAATATCGCGTGTTTTAGGCTTGCATCATAGGACATAATGCCCTATCATCCGTCGTGTTGAGAGGGAGTTTAGAAATGTCCTACACGATTGAAGCGGCAAGCGAATGGGGAAACGGCATAGGGCCGAATGGAACCGGACGCCGCGCGAAAGTAACGGGCTTTTACGTGATCAGCCCGCGTGGTCGCAAAGTTAGGGCATTTACCGGCCCGCAAGCGGAGGCCCAAGCGAAGGCATGGGCGGTTCGTTGTGACGAAATGCAGGAAGCGGGGCAGATTGACCCATGCTTATCCGTTTAACACCCACAGGAGCTAAATCTTGATTACACGCACATGGGCAATGCCCAATAAATGGACGTTCAAAATTCCGCCAATCATGGAGTTAGTAAAACGCTACGCGGGCAACGGTACTGGGTGGGCTGATCCGTTTGCGGGTCAAAGCGACTTTGCGGAATTTAGAAATGACCTTAACCCGGGCAACAAGCAGCCTTCGCAAACAGAAGCGGCTGAGTTTATGAGCACTTTCCAATCAGCAAGTCTTAGTGGTGTAATTTTTGATCCGCCCTATAGCTTGACTCAAGTGAGCCGTTCCTATGAAGAAATGGGGTATAAATTTGCCGGTAAGGAAAACCCCACGGGCGGCTTTCCTAAAGTTCGGGACGCGATCAGTCGCAGCGTTCGTGGCGGCGGCATTTGTGTATCATTCGGTTGGAACACGGTCGGCATGGGGAAGGGAAGATTGTTTGAAATAATCGAAATCTTAATCGTGTCTCACGGCGGAAACCGAAACGACACGCTCTGCACAGTTGAGCGGAGGCTCTAATGGTGCATGTGGGTGATAACCGGATAAGCATGGATTGACCTATGACAAACGAGGAAATCGAAGAGGCCAAATGGATCGCTCATGCGCGCGAGTGCGAAAGCGCCGCATTGGCCTACCTTCGCGAGCAGCGAAGGGTTAAGAGGATACAAAACCGCTTTGATCGTATGTGGGGCGAGCACTGTGCGGCTTGCGGGATTGTCTTTTACCGCAGCGATAAGAAATGGCCAAAATGTCCTAATTGTGGCTTGACAGGATAGGACATTATGCCCTAATGTCTCAGTCGTCGGGGCAATGCCGCCCGCCCAATCTAGGGAGCAGACAATGGGCCAAGATTTCGAGACCGCGCTACAAACCTATTTCGACGGCTGCAAGGCGATCGAAGCCGCCTATCGAGAAAAGCACTATCCCAACAATCAGCCGCGTGAATGGCGGATTGACCGCTTGCAGAAGCGCGTCCGCATCGTGTCCGACAATTCGGCGCATAGTTTCATCGATTATGAAACTGGCGACGTGCTTAAGGCAGCTAGCTGGAAAGTGCCGGCGAAACACGCTCGCGGCAACATTTATGCTGAGGATCACGGACTGAAACTCATGGGTCCATACGGTCCCGCCTATCTGCGGTAGGAATTGAAGCCATGAAAGCGTCCGAGAAATTTGCAGCTAGCCGTCCCCGTGTTGGACAGGTGATCAGCTATCGCGGCGAGCCTGTCGGCAAAGTCACGAATGTTGAGGGCGGCTTGTGCTGGCGTAGCTATCCCGATGGTGAAAGCCTTCCGTTCATTTGGTGCTTCAACGATGGGCTGAATGCCCTACACGATTGGCCTACAAAGGCCGGAAAGTGCGCGCTGTGTCCATCCTAAAGCACCTAATGGACGTTTGCCCGTTTCGGGTAGGCCAGACCGTTCGTGTTCGTCAGGGCTCCGACGCGTGGCGCTCTGATTGGAGGGGCGTGTACGTGATCACCGGTATCCGTTGGGAATATCAGCGCGCGAATGGGCAACTCAGCATAGAGCTTGCCACAGATGACGAAATCGAGCGCGGATACGGCGCTACTGACGATTTCCGCGTTGACGACTTAGAGCCTGTGACGTGACGGCCGCCGAGCTAAAAGACGCACGCAAGCGGCTCGGTCTAACCGCCGAGGGTTTCGCGCGCCTCGTGCGCGTCAGCGGAGGCCGTACAGTGCGACGTTGGGAGCGCGGCGACATTCCGGTGCCCGGATCGATTGCCGCGCTCACAGAGCTTGCGCTGCGGTTTCCCGACGTGCGAGCGTTTTTGGAAGATAGAATTTCGCAGGCTGCTCGTGAGCGGCTTATAGCCAACTCGACGCCATGTCCGAAATGCGGAGCGGATTGGGGGCTGATTGCACGTTGCGCCGCTCCCGATTGTCCGTCTACAGAAGCAAGACTTGAGGCGTTCCGCAAGGCGTTGGCGGAGCAGCAATAATGCGTGCCAACAGCCTTTAGCGAGCATTTTCAATGACTCTGCCGCTGACCGAACCGCTCCTGTTTACCCACGATCATCGCGAGTGGTTCGCGCAGAAATGGGCGACCAGCGACCCTAGCGCGCCGTTCGTTTGGAAATACCGCCCCGCGCATCCTGAGCGCGGAATGCCCGACCTTGCGCGTTACCAAGCCACTCGCGCGTATTTCGAGCGCAGCATCGCGTGAGACCCGATCTCGTCGAGTTGATTGGCGCTAGCGTCAAACTACGGCGGGCGGGGCGGCGATGGGTGGGGCTCTGTCCATTTCATCCGGATCGTCATCCGTCGTTCAACGTGTTCCACGCACGCCACGGAGGCTGGCTATGGAACTGTCTTGTATGCCAAGAGCACGGCGACGAAATTACCTGGTTACGCAAGACCCGCAACATGACGTATGGGGAGGCTGCGAAGGAACTCGGGCGTCCAGGTGCATACAAACCACATCCTGCTATCCTAGCGGCTCGGGCGGCAGAGGAGGCACGCGAAGCTAAGATGGTGGCGTTTCTCGATCGTCATCCTGATACGTGTTTGCCGGCTTGGATTATCGCTTGGGATTGAGCGCTAGGCGCAAGCGTCTGCGAGACATGCTGAGCGCCAAGAGTATGAAGCTATCCACGTAGAGCGGGACGGCAAGCGCGCATTCGTTCTCGGGATTGCTGCACCAGCGGCTTATCGTGACACGGTGCGTTCCCATCAACTTGGCAAAAGCAGAGCGGGACAACCCTAGCTCGACTAGAGCGTCCCGCAGTTCGGAATTAGTCATTGACCGTCCGCAAGAAAGTTGCGAGCGCTTTCCTTGCCGGGTGCGCTCGCCAACCCGTTCTCAGGCCCGGAGGTTGTTAGGCCCGCAAGCTCGCATCCATCATTTGCCGCGCACCGCTCACACTCGCCTCGCGGCGTTCCTCCTCGCGGTCGCGCAACCGATCCTCGAACACGGTCAGCCATTCGATGATGCCAGACACATCGTCAGCCCGCATCATGAACAGCGTCGCGGCGGTGCGCGCGTCATAATCGTTAGCGACGATGTTCTTGAGCAAGGCGATTGCCTTATCGAGCATCCCTTGGTTGCCCTGCGGCTTGGTTGCCTCGGGCTTCGTCTGTGGCAGGCTGCGGGCGGTGATCTTGGTCTTGCCCTTCGCCTTGGTGGTTTCGCGGGCAAGCGCCAGTGCAGCCCCGGCACCCTCCGCGCCCTCCGAGCGCACCATCGCTACGGCATTGGTTGCGGACAGTTCACCGGCCCGCACCGCGTCGCGCACGTCCTGCGGCGCCTCCAAGAGCTTTTCGAGGTTTGCGACCTGTTGCGTGGTCTTGAAGCCGAGCCGCGCGGCGATCTTTTCGCGGGTCCAACCGTAACCCATGAGCCGGCGCACAACCTCGGCCTTTTCCAGCCCGCTTAGCGGCTCGCCACCGTTGAGGGTGATAAGCCGCGCGGTGCGCTCCGCATCGCCGATCGCTCGCGGCTCGGCAATCGCGGGAACCGAGTCAATCTCGACTCCTTCGGCGATCAGCGCCATGACGCAATGCAGGCGACGATGACCACTGACCACGAACAGGTCATCGCCAACGAGCCTGATTTCGAGCGGAACCTGTACGCCATCGGCGCGGATTTGCTCTTTCAACTCGTCCAACGCCTGCTGCGCGGACGGCGCCGATAGGTCGCGCACGTTGAAACCGTCTTGAATGCGCAACAGCTTCGGGTCAACGCGGAACTGATCAGCCTTCGCCAAGATGGCGGTATGGTCTCGTAGCTTCATAACTTCCCTCCGTTTGAGATGCAGAGCCGATCGTGGCGCTGCGCTATGCCCTGCCGCAACAGGGCACGCCGCAGAACCTACGCCGCACGGTTGAGAACGAGGCGCCCAGTATTGGCGACCACTTCAATCTCAAACCCCATGCGCTCAATCAGGCAAAGCGTGCGATGCGTCAACGTTTTGCTGCCGGCGATCTCGGCGAACAGTTTGGCGCGCTCGCAAACCGGGTAAGCCGTCTCGACGCCGTAGACGCTCTTCAGAGTGATTTGGATAGTCGTTGCGTTCATGTGTCCCTCCTACATTCGAGGATCACATATTAGCCTCACGCTACGCAGCCAGCAAGCTATTTTGCGTGGGTTAACCTAAATTATAAATCCGCCTTTCGGTTGAAAGGCTTATTAACGCCCTTGCTCGCATTTGGTTCCCGTGGCAATATTCACCGTGGAGGGGGCGCAGACGACTCGGCTGATCACCGATGTTCAATCTGTATTGCACGCACCAGCAGCAGCCCCTGCGCATGCCTTACCTGTTTGCGCCCCCTCGGTTAAACTTCGGGCTGTTATGTGGGGCGCTGCAATGGGTGAACCTAATATAGTTCCGTTCGGTAAGTATCGCGGACAGCCAATTGAACGATTGGCAGGGGATAAAGAGTATATTGATTGGCTTTCAGCGCAGCCGTGGTTTCGCGAGCGATACGCCAGTCTATATACCATCATCATAAATCATTTTTCCCCGGCTTCCGACGACACGCCAGAACATAACGCTCTCCAGGCTCTATTCTTAGAGGCTCAATTTTGCACGCAGTTCTTAGCTGCTGCAAGACCATCATGGTGGGTCAAGGAAGCAGAATTTACTCGCCGCAATCTTGAGACACCACCGACTACGGCAGAGTACCGTAGTCTTGCGGAAATATATGCTACGGCTGCATCCGGAACCGCAACAATAGAATATCGTAGCAGACCTCAATTCGAGGTTGGTGGCGTTGATGTAACATTAGAAATAGAGGCATTTATATTGCCTATGCGTCAGCCGGAACGAAACACACCAAGCGTTAAAACATCCGCAAAAATAGAAATAAAACCCACGGTCGGGGACGACTATCCGTCTATTCTCCGTCAAGTTAAGGCGTTAAAAGCCGACACTGTATTTTTGGAGTCGTATGTCGGCTCGGGAATAACTGAGCAACAATTCATTGCGCTATTTCGGAACGAACGGATTGCCATCGTTTTTCATCGTGATATTGCGGAGCGCTTATGTTAAGCGAGAGACATCAAGCCTTATTGGAGGCGCGCGGGCTTGACGTAGAGTTACTAATTCGGTTCGGAGTCACGAGCCACGACCGCTTCGGTCCCGATACAATCGAGATTCCATATCTTTTCGCGGGCGAACGTCAAAACACAAAATACCGCACCATCAGCGGCGAGTTACGGCTGGCCCAAGATGATGGCGCCAAATCGCTGTTCTGGAACCAGGATGCGATCTGCGATGAAAGTCTTGCGTCGCATCCCCTGATCATTGCCCAAGACGAATTCGCCGCGATAGCTGCCATCCAAGCAGGATTCAGCCGTGTTGTCTCGGTTCCGAATGGTGCGCCGATCAGTCCCATCGGCGAGTTGAGTGGCAACAAATACGCCTATCTAGAGCAGATGCCAGCGCTAGGTCGGGATATCAAAGAAATCATCCTTGCCACTGATGGCGATCAATTCGGCATTGCGCTGCGAGATGACCTGGCACGCAAGCTCGGTCGCGCACGGTGCAAGTGGATCAGCTATCCAAAAGAGACGACAGACTTGTGCGCCGTGCTCGCCAGATACAATGAGCGCGGCATCGTGGAGACAATGGCGCGGGCTCAATGGCTCGCAATCGATGGCGTTTATCGTCTCTCAGAACTGCCGCCGCTCAATTCTCCGCAAGCATTTGATAGCGGTTTTCCTGGTCTCTCCGGTCACTACAAACTACGCATCGGTGACTTCTGCGTTGTTACGGGAACACCGGGAAAGGGCAAGGCGCTTGCGCTCGACACGCCTATTGCGACACCCGATGGGTGGACAACAATGGGAGCGCTTAGTGTCGGAGATACTATTTTTGACGACCTTGGAATGCCGTGTAGCGTAATTGCAGCAACTCCCGTAATGATTGGAAACAAGTGTTTCTCTCTACGCTTCAATGATGGGGAAACACTTGTAGCAGACGCAGATCACCTGTGGCTGACCGAAAGCGATAGTGCTAGGTGCAGTCGGCGCCGCGCTACACGCTCTAGGCCTCTCGCACCGCGTGGAACAGACCAACAATGGAAGAGAGAATTCCCCTCTGTCGTAAATACCGTTCAGATCAGCGAAACGCTGCGCATAAGGGAAAAATGGAACCACCAAATTACTAATGCGAAAGCGTTAGTTTTACCTGCGGTCACTCTACCGATATCGCCATATCTGTTAGGTGCTTGGTTAGGAGACGGCACTACGCTAGATGGTCATTTGACGGTATCAGACCAAGATGCTGAACCGATGTATGCATCTATGGGGGGAAGGCCTATCAAAATTCATCGATACAGCAAAAAGACTCCTCGCTGGTCTGTGCCTGGTCTAAAAGTGCAACTCCGATCTATTGGAGTTTTAGGTAACAAACATATACCGCTATTGTACTCTCGCGCATCCATTGCGCAGCGGATAGAGCTTCTTCGTGGTCTAATGGATACTGATGGGTACGCCCATCCCCGTAACGGGCTAGAATTTATATCAACAAATAAGCGACTGGCGAATGATGTCCATGAATTAATCTGTGGATTAGGATTGCGGGTCGGTTTCTCAATCGGGCGCGCTACGCTAAACGGTAGAGATTGCGGTCCAAAATATAGACTCCGATTCAGCGCTCCATTCTCAGTATTCTCTATTCCTCGCAAAGCAGAAAAACAGAGAAACTTACATGCCCCTAAGCGTCATCGCTGCGGTACTCGAACCATTATAGGATGTGATCCCGTAAAAAGCGTACCTGTAAGATGCATCGCAGTAGATTCGCCGTCGCATCTTTTCCTCTCCGGACGAGCAATGATCCCGACTCATAACACTACGTTCACGCGGGAAATAGCTTCACTTATGGCCCTTCGCTATAACTGGCGTACAGTCATGGCGAGTTTTGAGGCGGTTCCTCAACTTGATCATAAGCGTGCATTAAGAACATGGTACAACAGCGAATTGGTCATAAACCAAAGTGAATCTAAACTAGCTAAAGCCGACGAATGGATTGATGAACACTTTCGTTTTGTCGTAGCTGCGGAAGACGAGGACATTACTCTTGACTGGCTGATAGAGCGCATAAGCGCCGCCGCTATCAGGGATCATGCTAAACTCGCGATTATAGACCCCTGGAACGAAATGGACCACGAGCGCGGTCGAGACGAGACATTGACGGAATACGTCGGCGCGGCGCTTCGCCGCTTAAAGCGGATGGCGCGCTCGCTTGGTCTTCACCTGATCGTCGCGGCTCACCCAGCAAAGATGCAGCGCAATCGCGAAGGAAAATATCCTACGCCAGCGCTCTACGATATCTCCGATAGCGCAATGTGGGCAAATCGCGCAGACGTTGGGATTATCGTCGAACGCGCAGACAACAATCAATCTCAGATCAACATTCAAAAAGTCCGATTCCATGACGAAATTGGAACGCCGGGGGAAATCACTGTTAGATTTAACTACCAAACAGGATCGTTTGAGGCACTTCAATGAAGGTTCGCCGCGTCGATTTTTCTCCCGATGAATGGCTGTCTGGAACGCTGGGAATGACCAGCGAGGAAATCGGAGTTTATATCACGATCTGCTCATTGATCTATAGCCGAGGTGGAGCAATACCAGATGACGAAAACTGGCTAACTAAAGTCTGCGGATGCAAACATTGGCGCACATTTCGGGCAATCCGATGCAACTTAATAGAGCGCGGAAAGATCGAAATCGAGAGCAATAAAATCGTCGTGCGCCGCTGCATTTTGGAGCTAGAAAAAGCCACAAAGAGGAGTTCCGAGGCGAGCCAAAACGCTAAAACACGGTGGGCAAAAAATTCTCAGGATGAGTTCAGGATGAGTTCAGAAACGGTTCAGGATGACTTTATGAATGGTTCAGGATCAATTCATGATGATTTCACGCCGTCAGTCAATGGCCATGATAACAATCACTTAACAGATGCGGACGCAGTACAGACCCGTAATGCTAACCATCAACCATCAACCATCAACTACCATTTACCCCCTATATCCCCCGTTGGGGGACTTGATTATGGAAAATCCAAACGCTCGCCAAAACGAGACACTGACCCTTGGAAACTTAGCGGCATACATCCCGACGAACTAGGTCGGCGCTTCAATGACAAATCCCGACCTCGCGATGAACGCCTCGCCATCCGAAAAATCCTCTTTCCAAACGCCTACCCTCCAGAACCTGGAACCTTCAATTAGATAGGTCACACCTATGCTGACTAATCACAAACGATGCGATCACCCTCTCTCGCCACGACCTCGCACAATCCCTTGAACCGCCCGAATCTTCGGTTTCTACAGGTACGCGCCCGCGTGCATCGGACCTTGCTAAGATTGTCGTATTGTGCTAGTGCGATTATGTGTTTGTCCCAAAACTTGTCGTTTGGAGTTATCATGGCTAACATTCTCGGCAACGAACCGACGTTGAAGGCTCCTCCGCAGTCGAGTGCGCCGCAGAATACGAGCGTTGGTGGTGGGTCACGTCCTACGGTCAGCAAGTTCAAGACGGCTGTATCTTCGCCTGAGGATGCACGGTCGCTCGGCGGGCGCGAGACTCCTGGCGCCCTCGGTATGGGTATGGGGCGCAGCAAGGATCAGGGCGAGCGCTAAGTGATCCTATGCCGGCGAGTGTATTCACGCAGGAAATAGCGGACGAAATCTGTCTGCTTATTGGGCAGGGCCGTAGTCTTGTCGAGATATGCCGTGCCGAGGGGATGCCGGAAATTTCTACGGTCTTTGGTTGGCTCGGTAAAAAGCCTGACTTTGAGGCGCAATACCGTAGAGCCCGCGAGGCCCAAGCTGACCTAATGGCCGAGGAAATCCTGCTGATTTCCGACGAAGCGCAGAACGATTACGTCGAGCGTTTAGGTCGCAATGGTGGCACATTCACAGCGCTCGACACTGAGGCGGTGCTACGCTCCAAGCTGCGTGTAGACACCCGCAAGTGGCTGATGGCCAAACTACAACCGAAGAAGTATGGCGAGCGCGTTGCCGTTGAGCACAGCGGCGACGTTGGCTTTGCGGAGCGTCTGATCAAGGCTCGGGAGCGGGTCAAGAAGGCTGAGAGCGAGCCTAGGCAGCGTTCTTAGCATGAATTGCGGTTTGGGTAAGTGGTTGATATTGTTAGGATGCGCGCAATGCATGGGGCTTTGCGGTTTGCGAATACATTGACATTTCTTCGGTTTTGTGAGCGAGATCAGGAGGTTGACAATGCCTAGACGAGTTGTGGGCGGATATGACGATCGGTGGGATGGGCAGACTGTCACAACTGATTGGACACCATCGAGTGCCGCGATGAGGGCTGCGAATAAGACGACAGAAGCGGCGGAAGCTAGTGCACCAAAGCCGAATATAGATATTAATAAAACTATGGACTTTGCGAAAACTGTTGCTCGCAGAGTCAAGGACTCTGGTGGTCAGTAAATAGAATGGCAAAGTTCGATCTGTCTTGGCATGACCAGGAGAGCCCCGAGTTTCGGGAGTTTGCCAAGGGTCTGAACGCGCCGAAGCTGCGGTCGCCGAGCGCTACGTCTCAGACGACTGACTTGGGCACGCCTGATCCTGTCGCTGAGGATGTGACCGTAGCTGCGAAGGGCGGTGTGGGACGCGGCGGTGATACGCGGTCCAAGGTTACGATCACCAAGAAGATTCCGTTTGCGGCTCCGAAGTATGCGCCGGGATCGTCTCAGCCGTCGCAATCTAGTTCGTCTAAAGCTCAAGCGGCGACTGATGATGATGACGATGACTGCTGAAGTCGTCCCGCTAGGCGTCCTGACGAACGATATTCCCGCCGGCCTGAGGCGGTTGGCCGAACGTATCGAAGCGGGCGATGAAGACTTAGCAGACATTCAGTTTGTCGTTGCTCTCGCAGTGGATAGGAAGGCGGCATTCACCGCGTTTGGTTTGGGACAATGTTCGATACTTGAAGCCATAGGCGCTTGTGCGCGTGCGGTCTCCCACGATCTAGTGTTAGATCTGGTGCGCTAGACAAATCTCGCTCTATACTCACCGCCTCTTTCTCTCTGAGGGTTAAGATTGTGGCGATTGACAAGGCGGTACATGATAGTGCGGTTGAGACGGCGCAGCACGCCATTCGGTATTCAATCAATGTTGGACAGCTTGATGCTGCCGCGCTAAAGGGCGCGGCAGAGGCTGCCTACAAGGCGACCGTACACGCCCACAGTCTAGGTGATGAGGTTAAGACTGTAACGCTCGCTCACCCCGTTGAAGAGGCTGTCTCGGTGGACGGCAAGACCGTCCGGTGCCTCGTCTGCGACTTCACTGGCAATATGCTCAAGCGGCATCTCCGCATCTCGCATGGGCTATCTCCTGAGGCGTACTATGCTCTTGTCGGTCGCCGCGTGCCGTTGACCGCGCCTGGCTATACGGAAAAGCGTTCGGCGCTGGCGAAGGCTAGCGGGTTGGGCAAACACCCCAAGGCAGCCTAGGTTATGTCTGATATCATGCTTATCCGGTTGTCGCACACAGGGACTAAATCGTGATTCTGACCTATCGCTATAGGCTCAAGGACAACTCAGCGAAGAAAACGCTGAGACGACATGCTTTTGCCTGCAATCAGGTCTGGAACTACTGCAACGCCTATCAGCGCGATATCGAGGCTCGCTATCGTGCGGGCGCTCCGAAACGCAAATGGCCGTCGCATTTCGACTTGCAAAAGCTGACCAAGGGCACGTCGAAAGAGCTTGGCATCCACGCGCAAACGGTCGGATCGGTATGCGAGCAATATGTTAGATCACGCGACAAGGCGAAGCATTCACTCCGTTTCCGGGCATCAGGCGGCGCACGCCGAGCACTCGGCTGGGTTCCGTTTCAAAGCCAGAGCCGTCAGATCGCCGATAACGCGATCACCTATCTCGGCAACCAGTTCCGATGGTTCGGTAATGCGCGCCGCTCGCTGCCCGACAGCGCCAAAGGCGGGGCGTTCGTTGAGGATGCTCGCGGCAAATGGTGGGTTTGTTTTCACGTCGAGGTTGCCGACGATCTGGCGACCGGCAACAGTGAGATTGGGATTGATCTCGGGCTAAAGTCGCTTGCGGCTACTAGCGATGGCGAGATCGTCGAGAATCTACGGCATACCGCGACCTGGGCACAGCGCCTCGCCAAGGCTCAGCGCGCTCGCAATAAACGCCGGATTAAGGCAATTCACGCCAAGATTGCCAACGCGCGAAAGGATCATCTTCACAAGGTTTCCTGCCGACTGGCGCGTGAGAACGCGCTGATCGCGGTCGGCAATGTTTCATCTTCTCGATTGGCAAAGACCCGGATGGCGAAGTCCGTGTTGGATGCTGGTTGGGCGTCCTTCAAGACGATGTTGAGCTACAAGGCCAGCAGGCACTCAGCGTCTTTCCTGGAGGTTGACGAACGTTTCACGACCCAAATGTGCTCGTGCTGCGGGAGCATTCCTGGCAGCAGTCCGAAAGGTATGGGCGCGCTTGGAATGAGAGAGTGGGTGTGCTCCGAGTGCGGTGAAAGCCACGACCGAGACGTGAACTCGGCTCGGAATATCCTCGCCCTCGCGCTGAGTGCTCAGCGTCGTGTAGACGAAAGCCGGGGAAACACAAGGGGTTGTTCCCATGTGTGACAACCGGATAAGCACGTCTGATATCATGCTGTTCCTTTCGTGGGATGAGGCGCTAGGATTATTACGGGAGCTACCGCGAGAGTACGACAGTGGCCAAGCGTTTCGTGATCAATGTTCGCCAAATCATGCGGTTTTACGCAGGATTTTGAGTGAGATTGTCTACCGATATCCTAATGCTATTGCGGATGGACAATTGGAATATCTGTCGTGGCTATCCAAATGAGCGGCTGGGGCGCGAACGCCGATGGTGATCCGCCTAATAGAGGGCGCCGCGTGACCCTGCCTAGCATCAAGCTTTACCTCGACGGCGCGGACCTAGCGAGCATGAGCAAGTGGGCTCGCGATGAGCGAGTCAGCGGCTTCACGACAAACCCATCACTGATGCGCAAGGCTGGCGTTACCGATTACGCCGCATTTGCCCGTGAGGCGCTGTCGATTGTTGGCGGCAAACCCATTTCGTTTGAGGTGCTATCTGACGATTTCGTCGAGATGGAGCGGCAGGCGTACGTCATCGCCGGCTGGGGTGCAAACGTCTACGTCAAGATACCCGTGACGAACAGCAAGGGTGAGTCCTCGGCACCGCTTGTGGGGCGTCTCAGCGCGTCAGGAGTGCGGGTAAACGTCACGGCGGTTATGACGGTAGCACAGGTGCGGCGCGTAGCCTCTGTGCTTGTTCCAGAGACGCCTAGCGTGGTCTCCGTGTTCGCAGGGAGGATCGCCGACACGGGAGTTGATCCGGTCCCGATCATGGAGGAGTCTGCGGACATCTTGCACTCGCGCCCCAAGGCTGAGTTGTTATGGGCGAGCACGCGTGAGGTGCTGAACGTCATACAGGCCAACCGAGCGCACTGTCACATCATCACTGTGACGGCAGATGTGTTGGACAAGCTGTCGCTAGTTGGGAAGGACTTGACAGAGTTCTCGCGGGAGACGGCGGAGATGTTTGTGTGCGATGCGGCTGCGGCGGGGTATGTGCTGTGAACCTAGGTATACAACCGGCGCACTACGGGATCGAACCGCTTTCGACTTCATATCCAGAAGACATGCAAATGCAATGGCTGTGGGATTTTGATTTCATGACTGGCGAGAACTGGGATGATAAGCCGCTTGACTGGTATATTACGCAACTAGGTGATGCTTGAGTTCCTACGCTATTCAGTTCCTCTCCGAAGCGGCGGCAGTCTGTGATCGTCTCGACGTAGAGATGATCGACCGTGTGGTTGATACTCTGGTGCATGCGCGCCGCAGTAATGGCCGTGTGTTCTTTCTCGGCGTTGGGGGCAGTGCGGCGAACGCTTCACATGCGGTCAACGACTTCCGCAAGATTGCTGGGTTGGAATGTTATGCGCCCACCGACAATGTTGCTGAGTTGACGGCGCGGACGAATGATGACGGTTGGGATACGGTGTTCCAGTCCTATCTTGAGACGAGTAGGTTGCGGGCTGATGACGTGGTGTTTGTGTTTAGCGTTGGGGGAGGAAGCCGCGAGAGAGGGGTGAGCGTCTGCATTGTGGAGGCGCTGGACTACGCGCGGTCTGTGGGGGCGCGGATCGTGGGGGTTGTTGGTCCTGCCGGCGGGTACACGCGCGAGGTAGGTGATGCTGTTGTGCTCATTCCGGCGTCGGGGGGGCTGGAGACGCCGTTGTCCGAGGCGTTTCAGGCGGTTGTGTGGCATCTGATCGTGACGCATTCTATGTTGGCGAAGCACGATCCTTACGAAGCATTGGCGGCTGTCACGCTAGAGACTTAGGTCATGCCTGCTGCCCTATCCGTCCAAGACGCCGAACAGAACCTGATCGAAGACATCGCGTCGTTCTTCAACGATCCACTTGGTTTTGTGCGGTATGCGTACCCGTGGGGCGAGCCAGGATTGCTCAAGGACTTTGACGGCCCAGACAAGTGGCAGACGGAATTCCTAAAGACGCTAGGCGAAAGCATAAGCAGAGGGGATGACATACAGGAGGCAATTAGGATATCGGTTGCTTCAGGAAACGGCGTAGGCAAGACAGCGTGCATTTCGTTTGTGCTGCACTGGTGGATTTCCACTAGAGAATACCCACAGATAGTAGTGACTGCATCCACTCAAACACAGTTGTCATCTAAGACTTGGCGTGAGGTTGCCAAGTGGCATCGCATGTCAATCAACAAACATTGGTTTAAGTGGACTGCTACGAAGTTTGCTCATGTGCAGTATCCAGATACATGGTTTGCGTCAGCTATTCCTTGGTCAGAGAATAATGCTGATGCATTTGCCGGTACTCACGAGAAGTATGTTTTGGTGATATTCGATGAAGCCAGCGCTGTCGCGGACACTATTTGGGATACGACAGAAGGTGCGCTGACAACTCCTGGGGCATTGTGGATTGTATTCGGTAATTACACGAAGAACACGGGACGATTTCATGAGTGCTTCGCCGGCCGTAACCGTGGCCGGTGGATTCACATGCAGGTCGATAGCCGCAACGCACGAGCGGCTAATCAAAAGCAGATACAGCAGTGGATCGACGACTACGGTGAGGACAGCGACTTCGTTCGGATCAGAGTACGCGGAATAGCGCCTCGATCGGGTAGTGCGCAGTTCATTTCGCAGGACTTGGTTGATCAGCCGTATAAGGCTATGGGATGGGAGACTGCGCCAAAGATCATGTCGTTGGACGTTGCGCGGCATGGAGATGCGCAGAGCGTTGTGGGGTTAAGGCAGGGCCGCAAGTTTACGATACCAGCGAAGTGGCGTGAGCTTGAACTGGATCAGCTTGTCGATCGGGTCTGTGCTCTCATTGACGAGATTGAGCCTGATGCGATCGTAGTCGATGGCGATGGGATGGGGATTGCGGTTGTTGATTATATTCGACGGCGCAACTATCATCTGAAGGACGGCAAGGATATTCTCACTGCATTTCAAGGTAACGGCAAACCGCATGATCCGAGGATGTACTTCAATCGGCGCACTGAAGTTTGGGGGTTAACGCGTGATGCTCTGAAGGAAGGACTTGAAACACCCGACGACAAAGAACTAAAAGCGGACTTGGTTGGTCCTGAGTATGGCTATGCGACCAAAGGCGGATTTGACGTGTTGCAACTGGAAAGCAAAGACGACATGCGGTCTCGGGGCATAGCAAGTCCAGACAATGGAGATGCACTTGCGATGACGTGGGCTGTAAAAGTGCGGGCAAGACCTAAATCCGTGGAGATTAGAAAGCCCATGTCTGCGGATAGTGGTCCAAGCGGATCGTGGATGAGTTCATGAATCTATACGAGACATTGAGTGAAGCTGGTTGGCGCTACGATGTGGCAAGCAACGGCTTCTACAAGGGTGAGGACTGGGTAAGCTTTCAACAGGCTGAACATGCATTGACTGCTGCTGAAGCGGGGATTGATCTGTCTCTAGAAGCGGCTCCAGCGAACGACGATGGTCCTGTTGGACGGCATACAGATTGTGCTCGGTGCGCAGAACGGCGGGTTGATCCGACAGTCACGTGTGCGCTGATGCTTCCCGATCCGTTCTGTGGCGCAATGCAGGATGACGAACCTGATGATGCTGCCTGACGAAATCGCGCTGCTGCGATCGGAAGAAGCGCATCAGTCCCGGCGCATGGCCGAACTTGATGTACTGTCGCGCGAACTTTCTGATCGGCCATTTACGATAATGGTAACACCGCAGATGCTGGCGGGAGCATGGGTGGAAGGTCGCCGAGTTGCGGACAATGAGGTTCGGTTCATCTCCCAGCCTCGTAGCGGGTTGCCGCCGAAGCAGTTCAAACCAAAACTAGGTCATGTCTTGATTGTGCCGCCAGATGTAGCGCGGCAGATGATTTCTAGGGGGAAATGATTATGAAGACAAAAGACACAATTGCTGTCGGTGTGGCAAAAGAACAGCGCCGTTATGAGGTAGAGGACGCAATGCGTGTCCTGACCCGTGCGGAGCAAATCCGCAAAGCCCTAAAACTCATGCAGGATGTCCGCACATTGGCGAGCGATTTGAAGCGAGTAGTCGGACGATCTCCCGCGAAAAAGTAAATGGCTACGTTTGCGGAGTATAAGTTCTGGTCGGTCATTTTAGGCTGTGATGCTGTAAGAATCAGCATGGTTGACGATCACGGGTCAGAGTTTTTCAAGGTGGTCCCTATTGACAATTCTACCAAAAAGTATAGGGACGTTCGTGAACGAGTGCTTGAGATGATCCAAGACGCGATTGACCGTGGCGATGATCCTGGCGAAGTGGTTGGCGATTGGGAGTCCTATTACGGTGAAGATGCTGAGACTTGGGAGTAGCTAGTAATGAAGTCTAAGGCTCATCCTGGGTTTGCCAAGGCGGCGACAGGCATTTCAAAACGCATGGGGGTTTCTAAAGATCGGGCAGACGCTATCCTTGCTGCTTCTACACGTCGTTCTTCCCCCGCAGCTAAGAAGGCGAATCCGAGACTGAGTCGCGTGAAAGGAAAGTAGATGCCTCGCGAAACCCGCAGTGGCCGCAAGACTGCCATTGCTGATGTTGAAGATAAATTGAAACGCGAGTATGGCAGCAATAAGAGCGCGATATACGGCACTTTAAACAAGGTTGGTTTAATGCGGGGAAATAAAGCTACTGCTAAAGGTAGGGCTCCTGCGAGGAAGAAGTAAGATGGCGAAGGAATACAAACCGCTCAAGTTTCAGAATCCAAAACCTAAGAAACCGCCTACGGTGAAGATGCCGCCAAAGTCGAGTTTACCGAAGAAGGCATGATAAGAGGATAAGACCGTGAAGAAGACGACGCAGAATCGTGAAATGAAGCCGCCTATGGGATCAGGGGGCAAGACTGGTCGCGCTGGCGGCAAAATGGCCCCATCGTTTCTAGCCAAGGGCGAAAGCAAGACTGGGCGTCCCGCTAAGCAGAAGACGATGGTGAAGCCGAACGAGCAGAGCAAACGTATGATGGACGAGAGTCGTAAGGATTGGAGAATCTGATATGACTACGGCGACTCTTTTCACGAGCGTTCCCGCGCCACAAAATCAGGCTGGACCTGCTAATCCAGCCAATCCGATCGTGAACACAGGCGGGCTTGTAAGCCACGTAGAATTTACGCTGGTGATTACTCCGTCTACAGGATGGGGTGCTGCTGCTGTGAATTGGGGACCAGATGGCGTTAGCTATCCCGGTCAGTTCACGATCTATGAAGCCCCGACTGGTACGGGGAGTACTACGCAGGGCACGCGCATCCATAGCATCCCACTTGAACCGGCGGCCAGTGGAAACGATGGTGCGCAGTATTTCAAGGCTGAGATGATGAGCCTAGCACCAGGGGCTACGGCGACGTTGACCATGACGTACTGAGCGATGACGACATACGCATTGATGACGAATCAAACTGTACCGTCTAATGCGTCGAATGCGCCTGCTCCGGTCCAGGTTGTACCTCAGGGAAATCCACGCCGAGGCCGCGTGACGTTCTCGCTGAACGGGCCAGCCTCTTCGTTTGCGCAAGCCGCGTTGTGGGCACAGACCGCCCTTACACCTTATAATTACAGTCAAAACATTCCATTATTGGTTTTGAACATAGGAATTCACGAGCCGAATCAGATTACGCAAGACCTAGAATTCAATATGCAGTATTACAATTTTCTATTTGCTGAGTTGAATATTATCGATCGAAGCCAAAAAGTCGGCGCGTCAATGTCTCTGGTATGCTGAACGTGGCTGATAAGGCAACAAAGGCATCAGTGGAGAGACCTATATGTGGCCTGGGTCAGAGGCATGCGCCGATGATTTTGGACCGAAGGAACCTGTAGAATTGCGAGTTGTGTCTGATGGCTGATAATCCAGATCGCGCCCCAGACGACGGTGCTATCCGTTTGCCGCCCGTAGACTCGGCAATGAATAAGGTTTCCCCCACCAATATATCTGGCGGCAAGGGAAGCAAGCGAGATAAGGAAGACACGCGTCTCGGTTTGGACAAGACTAAGGAGCAGGATGTCCTTGAGCGTGCGCGAAAGAACATGGATAGGGCTATTCAGGCAGAGGGCGACAATCGCAAAGCGGCGTTAGATGATCTAAAGTTCTATAAAGGCGACCAGTGGCCTGCCGATGTTCAAGCGCAACGCAACTTTGATCAGCGCCCGTGCTTGACGATCAACAAGCTTCCTACCTTTATTCATCAGATTACCAATGATGTTCGTCAGAATCGTCCTGCTATCAACGTTTCTCCAGTAGGAGATAAGGGCGATCCTGAAGTAGCCAAAATGTATTCTGGTATGATTCGGGAGATCGAACGTAAATCTGTGGCTGATATTGCCTACGATACCGCATTTTCACAGACCGCACGTGGCGGATGGGGTTACTGGCGTGTAATTACCGAATTTGAGCGCCCGAATAGCTTCAATCAGGTCATTACGATCAAGCGTATCCGCAATCAATTCACGGTTTACATGGACCCTACTCATCAAGAGCCCGATGGATCAGACCAAAAATGGTCTTTTATCTCGGAAATGCTTCCTCGCAGTGAGTTCAAGGAGGATTACCCCGGCGCACAGCAGATGTCATGGACGCAATCTGGCATCGGCGACAGCATGAAGAGTTGGATTACCAAGGATGAGGTGCGGATTGCTGAATATTTCGAGATAGAAAATGAAAAACGCGCTCTAGTAAAGCTATCTAACGGATTTATTGGATGGAAAGATGATGTATCCAAAGAAGTTTTAGACAAATTTGAAATTGATGAAGAGCGCGATGCGGATTTTCCGATCGTTCATTGGTACAAGCTGACCGCCGTTGAGGTTTTGGAACACAAGTTATGGGCTGGCAAGTGGATTCCAGTTATAAAATTAATAGGAGATGAAATAGATATAGAAGGAAAGGTAACTCTTTCTGGAATTATTCGCGCGGCAAAGGAACCACAGAGAATCTATAATTACTGGGTGACCTTGATGACTGAAGTTATAGCGCTTCAGCCAAAAGCGCCGTTTGTAGGGGCGGAAGGACAATTTGAAGGTCACGAACAGCAATGGAAAACTGCTAATACGAAATCCAATCCGTACCTGGAGTATAAACCGACAGACTTAAATGGAACGCCGCTACCCCCACCGCAGCGGCAACCCATGACGGGACCGCCGGCTGGGATCATGCAGGCGGAGCAAGTCGCATCACAAGATTTGATGGCGACTACGGGCATTAGATTTGACGCTACTCCCAAAGAGAGGATGTATGACGAGAGCGGTAGAGCGCTGCGAGAGCTTAGGAAGATAGGAGAACTTGGGTCTTTTCATCTTGTAGACAATCTTGCCCGATCTCTTCGTCATACTGGGGTAATTTTAGTTGATCTGATTCCAAAGATTTATAATCAGCGACGAGTCGAGACCATTCTTCGTGAAAACGATGCCGAGGAAAGGATAATTATCGATCCGTCAGCAGCCAAACCGATGGGACAGGAAAAAGATCAACAAACGGGGAAGACAGTGAGTGTCTTTAACCCGACTTATGGAGAATACGGTGTTACGGTGACGATTGGTCCGTCATATGCCACCAAACGAGTAGAAGCAGCCGAAAGCATGATGGACTTTGTGCGTGCTATGACGCCCGCCGCTCCGCAAGTCGGTACGGCAATAATGGACTTGGTATCCCGAAATCAGGACTGGCCGGGTGCAGAAGAATTCACAACACGCTTATCTAAGTTAGTCGCTCAGCTTCATCCCGGTCTTGTGGCGCCGGATATGAAGGATATTCCACCGCAGGTTCAGGCTGTGTTAATGGGCATGCAACAGCAATTGCAGCAGGCGGCTCAAGAAAAAGTAGTTCTCACAAAGGCTTTGGCTGACCAGACTGCGGATAGGCAGTCGAGAGATCATGCTGCTGAACTAAAATTTGAATCATCGGTGCTAGGAATTATGCAGAAAGCAGATTCCAGCGCGAACACCCATTTGATTTCTCGAATAGAAACATTACATTCTCTTATAGAGTCAATGATGAAGAATAATAACGCTGCCAATGACACGGCCTCCGCTCCCGTAGCGCAGGCTGCTGTATAATGGTTGACGAACCCGCTATCGCTCAGCAGGGACTTTCGACCGTCGATCGTGGTTCCTCTCCTGCGTATCCTCTTGGTCCAGAGACGATCCGCTTGGCAAGTGAAATGTCCGCGCGTATGCTCCAAGGACTAATCGCGGTGACGCCAGGTGAAATTACTACGGTATGGGCGGCAAAAGTCGCTGTTGAGATGACGTTTCATGTTGTGAACGAGATTAGAGAATATAAATTAATAGATAACAAGATTGTGAAAACTGATACTGAGGTGGTTGTATGAAGTGGCTTAGCGGGGCAGTTGACGACGCAGAATCATTAATTGTAAAGACCCTAGACGAAAAACTTGCCCATTTCGAGGCGACGTTTTCGTATGTGAGAGCGCTTGTTCCTAAGGGGCCGGTAGAGTTTCAGGAATATCCGATGTGGCTTGAGCATCCACAGTCTGCGGTAGAACGCGCTGGTGGATTTTACACGGCGGAAATCTGTAAGTTACCGCCTGTTTTAGTAAATACGCTTGAGCAAGAGGAAGAGTACAGGGCCAAGGGTTATGAGCGGCCAGGTTCATCGTCTTCAGGCGACTTCATGTTGGCAAAGGCAAGTGAATCTCTGCAAAAAGAAATTGCTTCCTGGAATCATAAATACACTCTAGCAATGCGTAAAATGGAGAGTGTCGAGAGGCGCGTTCGCGAAGTTAGGGCGCGCGTTGACGCTTTAGAGAATCCTGAGTTTGAGGACTAATATGGCTGAAATTACCGCTGATATTTTGACTCCACGTTCTGGACCGGCACTGTCCACGACTTCTGATATGCCGACATTCGATGCTCCTGCGTCGGATACAGTGCTTGCTCCGCCCGCCCCTCCTGTGTCGGCGAGCACGGCAGATGTAAACGCACTTGCTGATCCTGATGCGCCACCCGCACCGGAGCCTGCCGAACCGCTTATTTCTGCTGATCCCGTTGAACCGGCGCCAGACGCTGATGCGGAGCCTGCGGCAGAACCTACGGTCGTCGAGCCCACAGCGTCAGAGCCAACGCAACGGCACGGACGCCCAACTCTTCAGGAACGGATCAACGATCTGACCGCTGCCCGGCGCGCGGCGGAAGCGTTGGTGGAATCGGAGAAGGCGCGGGCCGAACTAGCCGAACGGCTGGTTGAGGAAATGCTTGGGCGTGTGCCGAAGCCTCAGGATGCCGCGCCTCCTACACTTCCACCGACGCCTCCTCCAGTTCTTGATCCGGAGCCGACGACTCCGCGCCCACAGCGCGAAAACTTCGATGCGCCGGATACCTACGACGAAGCGCTTCTAGCGTGGGCCGCTGAACGTAGTGCTTGGAGGATCAAACGCGATATCCAAGTCTCGCAAGCCGAACAGGAACAGCATCAACGCGCGGAACGTGAAGCTACCGAACGTGCGACACAACAGCAGACCATAGCTCAGCGCGAACAGGAAATCGAAAACACGTATCAGGCGCGAGTGAACACGATCGTCGAACTGCACCCAGATTTCAACGAAGTCGTTGGCGCTGCTGATCTTCCTATTTCATTTCCAGTAGCCGCCGCGATCAAACAGTCCGAAGACGGTCCTGCCGTAGCGTACCACCTCGGCAAGAATCCGGAACTTGCGCGTAAAATCGCGGCGATGGTTGTTCCTGGACAGGTATTTCCCCAAGGCCATCCACTTGCGGGTCAACCCGTTCCTGATGCTCAGCGCCAATTGATCGAACTTGGCAAGGTCTTTGCGGCCGTTGCTGCCCCACCTGCACCAGCAGTTGCGGAGGCAGTAACTTCACCGCCGGCCCCTATTCCTCCACCGCCCGCACCGATCACTCCGCTTCGGCGTGGCAACCAAGCCGCCGTTGCGCGCTCTATCGAAGAGATCGGTAACGCCGATGATGGCATGGAAGAGTATGCCCGTATCCGCACCGAACAGCTTCAAGACGAGCGTCGCAGGACGGGGCTTCCTAGCCGAGCAAACTAATTTATGTTGACGCGGTAAAAGGAATACGTTAATCGCGTTGTCTGTTAACTGAGGCGACAACCATTTAGCCTCAATCGTACCGGCCGAATAGCTGGGACAATCCGCCAGTCAGAGCGCATCTGACATCGCTAGCGAGCGATTAACCCTCGCGTCCCATCCGTCCCGAGAGACGCACTCTCGAAAAGCAAACGTTGCCGCGCTGTGAAGCGCCGCGTTCCCTTTGACGGATTTGTTGCGTGGTTGCTGCTCCCTACTCACTTTCTCTGAGCGAAAATTCCGCTAATGCGGACCTTTGCCATTGCGAGGTGAGTAGGGACAATCGCACCTGCTTCCGTCATACGCCATTCCACGAAATTTTGATCTGCCAATTTGGCGGCCCTAATCCTCGCGTCGCTTCGGTCGCGAGCCTTTCTCATGTCTATGGAGCCAAGTAATGGCAATTAATAGTCTTCTAACTCCGGCGATTATAACAAAAGAAACTTTGGTGATTTTGGCGAACAACTTGGTAGCCGCTGCCAAAGTGAACCGGCAGTTCGAGAATCAATTTGCGAAGATTGGCACGACACTTACGGTTCGTAAGCCGAACCGCTTTGTGATCACGAACGGGCCGGGCTTGCAGATTCAGAACATTACTGAACCGAGTACGTCGATCACGATCAGCAATCAGCAACACGTGGACTTCCAGTTCACGTCGCAGGATTTGACCCTGACGATCGAAGAGTTCAGCGAGCGGTATCTAAAGCCGGCGGCTGAAACGCTTGCAAACAGCCTCGATTATGGTGTGATCGGGAACTTCCAGCAGGTTCAGAACGTGGTCGGTACGCCGGGCACGACGCCGAATGCCTTCTCGTTCCTCGCGGCGGTGGGTCAGCGAATGGACGAGGGCGCGGTTCCGCAGGACGGGCGTGTGCTGCTTCTCAACCCGGCGACTTACTGGGGCATGGCGAATGGTCTCTCGGGGCTCTACGTCCGCTCCGTCGCTGAGCCGGCTCTGAAAGGCTTCCTCGCCGCCATCGCCAACTTTGAAATCTACATGGATCAGAACGTCCAGTCGCAGACGCTCGGTGCGTTCGCAGGGACTGGCGTGGTCAATGGCGCAAACCAGACTGGCAGCCAGATCGTCACGAACGGCTGGACCGCGAGCATCACGGGGCTCTTCAATGTTGGCGATGTGATCACCTTCCCTGGCGTCTTCGCGATCAATCCGCAGTCCCGCCAGACCACGGGCAGCCTCCAGGATTTCGTCATTACCGCGACGACCAACTCCGACAGCGGCGGCAATGCGACGCTCTCCATCTATCCTGCCATCACGGTCACCGGCGCGTACCAGACCGTCTCTGCCTCTCCTGCGAACCTCGCCCGCGTCAACATCGCACCAACCGGCGCTGTCGCCTCCACTTCCTACGCGCAGAACCTCGCCTTCGTCCGCGATGCTTTCGGGCTCGTCACCGTCCCGATGGAGCTTCCGCAGGGTGTCGATTTCGCGGCGCGGGAAATGTATCGGCAGATCAGCATGAGAATAATTAGAGCCTACGACGTGAATAATGATGTGTTTCCCGCTAGAGTTGATATTCTCTGGGGCACTTCAACTTTTTATCCAGAGCTAGCGGTGCGCCTGACCAACTGAGGCTACGATGTGAATAAACAACAAAGGGAAATCGGCAGTTAATAACAGTTGAGTTAATATAATGCCTGAAGTCCTGTTCCCTGGTTCGTCCGATCCGTTCCGCCCCCTAAATCCGTGGGGGCGGTCGATGCCGAAGTCTGGCCGGCGTGCGAAAGCCGCGCTGTACCAGCTTGTGGTGACGCGTGGTGGGAAGGAAATTCGGCTTGGGCCGAAGATGGAACGGCAGTTTGTGGATCAGTTATATGAGACTGTGTTGAATGGGATTAGGTGTGGTGCTGAGAAGGAATTGAGTAACCCGCATATCGTTGCAGTGGTTTCGTCTGAAATTGGCCAACGTCGTGAGACTGTTGGTGACCTGTTGAATGGAGTTTCAAATGCCACTTTCGGTCTCTAGCGCACCTCGCCAGCTTAGCGATGGTAATTCGGCCGGCACGGTTTTGGGTAAGAGCCCAACCGACCTGATTTCGTTTTATAACGCTACGCCGGTTACGCAGCCTGCGGGTGCGGCTGAACTGGCGGTCGGAACGAGCCTTACGGGCGGTGTATTCGCCACGCTGGCTACGTCGCAGTCGCCGGGTGCGGTGGGTCCGAACACGACGGTTGAGAACAACCTGGCGACTAACGTGAGTGCGCAGGCGGTCACGGGGTCATCGTTCTCGATTGCGACTACTGATCTGGTGGTTGTCAACAAACCGACCGCACAGGCGGGGTTGGGCGTTGGCAATTCGCGAGTTTCGGGCGCGAACGCGCTTGGCGTGACGTTCTCGAATTGGACGGCGGCGACGGTGACGCCGACGACTGGCGAGAAGTACGGCATCGTCGCGCTGCGCGGTATCACGCCGTTGTCGCCAGTGTTGAGCCCTGCGGCTGTTGCGCCCAACACCACGGCTGAGCAGTTGTTTACGGTGACGGGCCTCGCGGCGGGTCAGTGTGTTGTGGTGTCCAAGCCTACCGCGCAGGCGGGGTTGGATATTGTCGGCATGCGCGTGGCGGCAAACAACCAGCTTGCCGTGACGTTCGGAAATTCGACCGCCGCGACCGTGACGCCGACTGCCTCTCAGACCTACACAGTGTTCAGCTTCGGCGGGATCGATGCCGCGAGCAATACCTTCAATATCGCGGCGAGCGTTGGTGCGCCTCCGGTTGCGGCGATCTCCGTTCTTACGTCGGACAGCATTACGGTTACTGGGCTGGCGACGACGGATACGATTGTTGGTGTCTCCAAGCCTACCGTGCAGGCTGGCTTGGCGCTGTTGAGCGGGTTCGTGTCGGGTGCGAACGCGCTGGGGGTCACGTTCCTCGCGACCACCGTTTCAGTTACGCCGACTTCATATGAGTCGTATGGCGTAACTGTGTTCCGCCCGAGCCCCGCCGCCCCGTGCGTGCTTTACTCGCAGGCGCTGTCGCCGGTTGGCGTGGCGGCAAATACGACTGCCGAGCAGGGCTTTACCGTGACGGGTCTTGTTGCTAGCTCGATGGTGTGGGTGAACAAGCCGACGAACCAGATCGGGCTTGGCATCACGGGCTGTCGTGTCTCGGGTGCGAATGTACTCGCTATCACGTATTGCAACGCGACGGGAGCAACGATCACGCCGGCTGCGGGGGAAATCTACAGCATCGCCAATTTCCAGCAGCCAGTGCCGGACAACGGTACGGCGTTTCTCTTCACTCTGACCCCGCAGGCATTGCAGAATACTGCTCTGTCGAATGCAATGCGGACGGCTCTAGTGAGCACGGGGCTTATGGCTGGGTCGTAATCGCACACCTTACTCTTGCAAAAACGGCGGCACGCGCTATACCTTGGCGCGTGTTTGTCGTTTTGGGGGTATTAGTGCGAATGGAAAGGTTGACTATAAACATCGCGACGAGAGGGCGTCCCGAGCGTCTGCTTGATACGGTATCGAGAAATGTAAAAATGTTGACTAGGGATGACACAAAGCTAGTTATTTCCATAGATGATGACGACACAGAAACCCTTGCTATCGTTGACCAATTTCCTGACGATCCGCGCATTCATCCTTGTGTAAAACCCCGCGAAGACGCATTGGGGGAGAAGTGGAATCGAGCAGTAGATTTTCCCGCTAGTGTTTATCTGCCGACGACGGATCACGTTGTTTACATCACTGAGGGGTTTGACGAGAAAATCCTAGAGGCGGCGGCGCTGTTGCCTGATGGAATTGGCGTTGTTTATCCGCACATGGCGAATTTCTCGTTCCCGGCCTCTCAGGGGGTTACTCATGGGTTGGTTGAGAAATTGGGGTATATGTATCCGCCATATTTTCCGTACTGGTTTGTCGATCATTGGGTTGATGACGTTGCAAAGATGATCGATAGGATTGTGTTTGCTAATGTTCACGTTGATCTAGGAACGAAACCATCTACTCAGGAGATGCGAGAGCCATACTTCTGGGCGACGTTTTATGACATCATGCGACTAGTGCGGCGTCGTCAGGCTGCGGAGATCATCGAATCTCCTGATTTCAAAGAACCCGAATGGCGCAAGGCTGTGTTGTTGCGGAACCATCCGCTGCACGAGTTCAGATCACAGTGGATCAATGATCAAGTGAGGGGATTTCGTGTTGCGCAAGAGCCACCAGAAGACGCTCGCTACCAGAGAATGAAGGACGCGGCGTTGAAGATTATTGCAGTGGAGTTACCCGCAATTTCTGCGGAAATTGCAGTGGTCCCTGAGCCCCTTGGAGAGGCGGCATGAACCCTATCAATCCACAAGAGGCGCAGGCGCTAAATCTTGCCAATGCGATAAAAGCGGCTACAACTGCCGCTGCAAATCAAGCATTGGATGTTGTGTTCGCTACACCAACTTATGATCATCGGTATTCGCAGCGCACCTATGGCTCGATGATTGAGACAGAATCGTTGCTGTCTTCTCATGGGATCAAGGCGTGGTTTGTGTGCCGTGAAGGCGATCCGTTTGTGGCCAAGGTTCGCAATAAGTTGGTCACGGATTTCTTGCGGGATTACCCCAACGTTCAGAATTTCTTCTTCATTGATGACGATGTCGGGTGGACGGGACAAGCCAATAAGGTATTGGAGTTTTTGAAGCGGCCCGAGGACGTAGTTGTCGGAATCTATCCAAAGAAGTCAAAGGAGATTGATTTTCCTCTGACGTTGTTGCTCGATTTAGATACTGGAGAGTTGGTTCAGAACAACGGTCTATACGGAGCGTTGATGGTTCCGACCGGGTTTATGAGAATAAAGCGGCACGTTCTGGAAAAGTTGGCTGCTAATTCACGGATGTTTACAGATGCGGAGGTGGCCGATAAAATCGGCGAGTATTATTACATTTTTGAAACTGGTCCTGCCGCCACAGGAGAGTGGTGGGGTGAAGATTATGTGTTCTGTCGGAAATGGATCGATATGGGGGGAAGCATCTGGGTAGACCCTGAGATAACGTTTAGTCATCAGGGTCACTATACGTGGCACGGTCGATTGTCGGAGCATCTGGATATTTATCGTGAGAAAGCGGTGAAGTTGGTTAAGGTGCGTAAGGAAGAGGCTGAACAGTCAGAACTCAGCCAGCAAGAAGCTGCGGAATGAGTGCGCGGGATAAGGTTGAGACATTAGATCGGATTGTTGCGCGGCTGCGAGCGCCGCGTGAGGGTTCGTGTGTGGTGCAGGCGCATGGCGTGTTTGATCTTCTGCATCTGGGGCATGTGCGCCATTTGGAAGCCGCCCGTGCTATGGGTGACATGCTGGTCGTGACCGTGACGGCTGACCGATACGTCAACAAAGGTCCGGGCCGTCCTGCGTTTAGCGAAATGCAGCGTGCCGAGGTGCTGGCTGCTTTAGACTGTGTTAACTGGGTGGCGATCAGCGGTCACCCCACTGCGGTGGGCGCCATTCGCGCTATTCGTCCGGATGTTTTCGTAAAAGGTAGTGAGTCTCGGGGCGCAGAGGGGATTGTTGGAGTTCTAGCGGAGGATGAGCGGAAAGCGGTCGAATCCTATGGTGGAAAGGTTGCGTTCACTGATGAAGTGGTGATGAGTTCGACATCTATCATCAATCGTCATTTACCTATATTCGACAACAATACGACAAAATGTCTATCTGAAATCCGTGATATGGGGGCGCTCCCTGTTATTGGTGAAGCGATCAGAAAAATCTCCAACTATAAAATCACCTTTGTTGGGGATACTATTATTGATGAGTACGAATATGTTAAGCCAGTTGGCAAGTCGCTAAAAGCAAATATGCTTTCTACAAAGCATTCTGGAATTGAGCAGTTTGTCGGTGGTGTCGTTGCGGCAGCTAATCATCTTTCTTCGTTCTGCCAATCGGTTGATGTTGTTACCAACGAGCAGTCCGCGATTCGGAAGCGGAGATTTGTCGATCAATCCAACATGGAAAAACTGTTTGAGGTTAGCTATTCTACTGATCAAGTGGCCTCATCTCTCTCTGGAGAGATTCTTGAGAAGGTCGGCAATACAGATGTATTCGTAGTTACCGACTTTGGGCACGGCGCCATTTCCAAGGAGTCAATCGGTTTGCTCCAGCAACATGCGCCATTCCTTGCGGTGAATTGTCAGACAAACACACTTAATCAAGGATTCAATCTAGTAACAAAATATGCCAGCTCCGATTATATCTGTATTGATCTTCCAGAGGCGCGACTTGCTACCCATGATCGTGATAGTGATCCCGAGGATATTTCGAGAAAACTAATGTCTATGGTAAAATGTTCTCAGATTATCATCACACAGGGCAAAGAGGGCTGTGTAGTCAATGATAACGGGGCTGTGTCGGTTATGCCGGCGCTCGCGGGCAAGGTGGTGGATACGATCGGTGCGGGTGACGCGTTCTTTGCCGTAACCGCACCCTTGGTTGCGGCGGGGCTTCCTCTACCGTTGTGTGGTTTCGTAGGCAATATAGTGGGTGGATTGAAGGTGCGCACCGTAGGCAACCGAGAATCCGTCCACAAACATGATGTTATGGCGGCTATCGCGAGCCTCCTGAAATGAGCCAATATCCTATAGCTGAGCATCCGGCAACGCTTGGACCGATCTCAGGCTATGCATGGGAGACTGATCCTCGGCACCTCGCGTTTACTCTAGCGCGGTATAAATTTGTCGCTAAGATGCTGAACGGATCGGAGCGTGTCGCTGAGATTGGTTGTGGAGACGGGTTTGCTTCACGCATCGTTCAACAAACTGTTGGTTCTTTAATGCTCTATGACGCGGAGGCAAGTTTCTTGCGCGACCTGTCTTCGCGAGGCGATGCTCGCTGGCCCGTCCAAGCGCGAGAGCATGACATTTTATCGGGGCCGTTGCCCGAGACCTATAGTGGAATTTACTGTTTAGATGTTCTAGAGCATGTAGATCATAAATATGAGTCCGTGTTTATGACTAATTTGTGCGCGTCACTTTCCGATCATGGAGTTCTGATCGTAGGTACTCCGTCTTTAGAAAGCCAAGTTTATGCGGCGCCTCACAATAAAGTCGGACATATAAATTGCAAAAGCGGCGAAAATCTTCGCGGCATCTTAAGTAATTGGTTTAACAATGTTTTCATGTTTTCCCAAAATGATGAAGTGGTTCACTGCGGATTCTTCCCAATGTCCCACTATCTTTGGGGAATTTGCGTAGGAAAGAAGTAATGTCACAGAATGAATACCCACGCGTCATGATTCATCCTCAGCATAAAGATGCTGATATTCGCAAAGGAGATGCCCGAAGCAATATGCCCGGATCGCCAGAACGATGGCCGGCTGTCGAAGTCCGTAATGCGGATGAAGAGGATATGATAAGAGCTAAGGGTTATCTTCGGTATGGTGAGGCAATGCCAGAACGGGCTGGGTTTAACGAGTATCCGATTGTTCTTTCTCATCCAGAGCACGTAGATGATATTCCCGCAACCTACGGAATGAAAATGGAAGGTGGTCGCGCAATCACCTATCCAATCCCTATGGTTCCAGGGAAATACCCTGATGTTACCGCCAATACCCCTAGTGAAAAGAAAGAATGGGAAGCAAAGGGATATGTAGCAAACGGCGTTTTTGATGAACGCGCATTTGAAAAGGCTACGGTTGCGGCAGGTAAACCTGGAGATGAATGGCCACGCTGGGAGGAAATTGATGGTCAGATGGTCTTGGTTCAAGACCCCGAAAATCCACCATTGGGTGATGAATATCCGAAATATATTCATTTCGATGATGGAGTATCAATCATCGCTAATGATCCGGCGCACGAAAAACGCATTTTGGCAAGTCATATATCTGCACCGCATCCTGTGAAGCAGCCGGATAAGCCGTATGTTGCTCTGACTGAGCCAAACGCGGAGTTTGAGGAATTCCTTGCTTGGAAGGCGTGGAAGACTCAACAGCAGCAACCCGCGTCTGTACCAGAACGAGAATCAGAACGAGAGCCAGATCGTAGCGATGAGGAGCGTGAGGCCGAAGAACGCGAAACTCTGTTGGCGCTAGCGGCAGAAGCCAACATCAAGGTAGACAAGCGCTGGGGCATCTCTCGTCTCCGTGAGGTTGTTATGGGCGAGACACAGGCTGCCGAATGATAAACGAAAATAAATATAGACCAAATCGTGATGAGGTATCCCAATTTTTGGATTATGAAAGTACAAAGAGGACAGTGGCCCGCTGGTTCCGTGGCTGGTTCTATAGACAGTCATGGTCAGCGACAGATCATGTTTTTTGGCGAACGTTATATGGCATCGAATCTTGCGTGGCTCATGGTAAATAACGAGTGGCCGATTGGCCAAATAGATCATGTTAATGTCATTAATAATGATGACAGAATTATAAACCTTAGGCTGTCTACCCAGAGCCAAAATAAGGCAAATAGCAAAGTATATAAGTCTAACGTTCTTGGAGTGAAAGGTGTTTCCCCTAGGCAGAATGGAAAATTTATTGCACAAATACAGAGCGACAAGAAGAAAATATTTCTAGGATATCATAACACCATAGAAGAAGCGGCGGCTGCATACAAAGAAGCCGCTCTAAAGCTTTATGGCGAATTTTCGAGGACAGAGTGACAACCGCCCTTGACCTCATAACTGATGCTCTCCAGGGGATAGGGGTTTATGCGCCGGGAGAGGCTATATCGTCGGCAGATTCATCGCTAGCATTACAACGATTAAATACCATGCTCGACAGTTGGTCAAATGAAAGCCTTATGACCTACTGTATTCTGGAGCAGAGTGGTACGCTAATACCTAGACAATATCAATATACAATAGGAACGACGGGATCACCAAGCTTTAACATGACTAGGCCATTGCGTATTTTGAACAGCCCAGGAACCTGTTATGTGCTGGATGATACTGGAAACAGGTATAATCTGGAGGTAGTGCCGCGTGACCGTTGGAATCTTATTGGCAACATTGCGCAGGTCACGGCAAATTTTCCGAATACGTTGTTCTATGATCCACAATATCCTCTGGGTGTGATCAATTTGTATCCCATTCCAAATGTGGGATGGACGCTGTTTTGGGACAGCTATCTTCAGCTTACGGACTTCAGCAATCTAACGGCTGTAATGAGTCTTCCTCCTGGTTATCAGGCGGCAATCCAGGATAATCTAGCTGTTGAATTGTGGCGGTTTTTCAAGCCGGATAATGTGCCTATTCCTCAGTTGACGCTTGCCGTCGCCGCAAGAAGCAAGGGAAATGTAAAACGCACTAATATTCGGGAGGTTATTTCTGATTACGACAGCGAGCTAGTCAGCCGTGCTAGCGGTCAGTATAATATTTATAGCGACTCGAATAGGGGTAGCGTTCAGTAAGTAAATGCCCAAAACTCCATTCTTCGGTCCATTTGATATCACGAGATCAAGTAATCTCGCAGATAATCAATTGATAAATTTGCGGCCAGAGGTCGTTGAGACTAAGGACGGCAAGAACGTCGGCGCGTTAATGGGGACTCCGGGTCTAGATTTACTTGCCACAGTAGGAAATGGACCAATAAACGGTCTTCGTTCTTTGGCCGGAACGATTCTCTATGTAGTGAGTGGGTTGCAGGTTTATACGCTGACGACGGCATGGGTCAGCGTTTTAGTTGGCACGATCACTGGAAATGGTGGTCGCGTGAGCATGATAGACAACGGCAGCCAACTTGCGATTTTTACCAATACCGCTGCATTTGTTGCTCCGGTTGGATATCCGTTGACCGGGGGAAGCATAGGAAGTAGCGGTTATCCTCTTACTGGTGGGATAATCTTATCTGGCGGAGTAGATTATGCTGTTGGCGATTTTATATATCTATCTAATAACAATGGCGCGGCGGTTGCTAATGCTATATTGCAAGTAACTAGCCAGTCATCAGGGGTGGTTACTGGATTTTCCGTTTTTTATTCAGGAATTTACTCTGATCAACCAACCTCTTTTGCACAAGGAACGACAAGCGGGATCGGAACAGGATTTACGCTAACAACACCGACCTATGGCGCGCTGATCTCGGGCGGGATCAACTATAATGTAAATGATATTATTGTTTTAGAACCGTCCAACGGTATAGCGGTCGGTGCAGCAATTATTCAAGTTACGGCAGTTAACGGGGGAGCCGTAACTGGGTTTTCTATCTATCAGGCTGGCTCGTTTCCTTCTCAGCCGACGCAATTTGTTCAAAAGAACACTACGGGGTCAGGATCGGGATTTGTTCTCACGTCTCCCACATATGGTTCATCTTTAACTCTCGCTCCAATCACGCTGCCATTCGTGCCAAGCGGCTCCCAAACTATGTCCGCCACATTTCAAGACGGATACGGTCTTGTCAATCAGCCGGGGACACAAACCATATGGCAATCTCTGATAGAGGACATATCGGTTTGGCCTGCTCTGAATTTTGCTACGGCGGATGCGCAGTCGGATAATATTATGACTTTGGCCGAAATTCATCGGCTGATTTATGTAGTAAAGCAGAAGACTACTGAAGTCTGGAATGATGCGGGGACTTCGCCATTTGCGTTTCAAGCATACGGGACAATATTGATAGAGAATGGCACTGTCGCTGAAGCCTCTGTTGCTCGATTAAATGAGAGCTTGATCTGGCTTAGCGAAACCTCGCAAGGCGATGGCATCGTTCGTGAGGTAGAAGGGTATTCGGCAAAGCGGATTTCTACGCATGCCGTAGAGACTTTACTGGCTACAGCGACCACGCTCAGTACGGCGTATGCTTACACGTACCAACAAGAAGGACATGAGTTTTACGTTCTCACGGTTCCATCCGCTAAATTGACGCTAGTGTATGACAAGACAGCCACGACGCTTGCGGGAGTACCGATTTGGTATCAGTGGCTATCGTTCAGTAATGGAGCGTTCAGTCAACATTGGACGAACGTGTTTTCGTTCTTCAATCAAACCTCTGTTGCGGGAGACTATAGGAACGGAAACATCTATAGGATTGACCTTAACACTCTAACGGACAATGGCACTCAACGAAAATGGGTGCGAAGTTGGCGCGCGTTGCAACAGCCAGTAATGCAGCCAATGCGGTTCTCTTCTCTTCAAATAGATATGCAAACGGGTGTTGGTGTTCCGGCGGGAACGAATCCACAGGTGATGCTGGAATGGTCTGACGATGGCGGGCATACGTGGTCTACTCAAATATTCCAGGCTGCTGGGGTGCCTGGGGCGACGGCAAAGCGAGTCAAGTTCAATAGGCTTGGCAGTACAAAGCGGAATTCTGGCCTGGACCGGATTTTCAGACTGTCCAGTAGCGATGCGTTTCCGGTCGCATTGATCGGTGCGGAGCTTGATGTCTAATGATTCCGTATGCGGTGCCAACGGCACCGAACATCCCGCTCATTGATCCGACGACAGGACAAATCGCCCCTCCTTGGTATCAATTCTTCGTTAGCCTTTGGCAAACTACCGGCTCTGGTCAGGCCAAAATAACTCTTGGACAACTGATAAGTGCGTTTGAGAATCAACGGCTCGCTCTTATCACTCCCACTTGGTTGACCGTCACGGGTTCTCCGGTTGGCGGAAGCCAGGGGATTAATGGAACACTGCAAATAGCGGGCACGACGCTTCCCGCTAATCAAGTGCTAGCTTCACCCAACGGCTCTCAAGGCGCAGTCTCTCCCCGAGCGCTAGTTGGCGCTGATCTTCCCTTTCCAACGGCTGCATCGCTTGGCGGGGTCAAAAGTCTTGGTGCTACCGCACATGAATTTCTGACATCGATCACGACTGCTGGACAGCCTGTCGCGGCTCAGCCGGCCTTTACTGATATCTCAGGCAGCCTTGCGGGGTCGCAATCGCCGCAAGGTGTCGCGACTAACAGCAATGCCCATGCGGGATATCCAGGAGAGTTTCTATTTTCCAGCACTGATGGAACCAGCGCTACCGTAACTATTTCTCATGCTTCTCCTGCGGTTATCACCGACTCAGGTAACGTTTTCGTCGGCAGCGTGGTCAATTTCACTAACACTGGTGGGTCGTTGCCGACAGGAATTTCCGCCGGGACAAATTATTACGTAATTTCGTCTGGCTTTAATCAAGGAGTATCTTACCAAATATCGGCTTCTCCTGGTGGCTCTGCGATCAATACTACGAGTTCGGGAAGCGGAACACAGACGCGTGTAAATTCAGCGATTTTGTCTACGGGCAATTCATTTAATGTTGTGGCACTTAGTCTTACTGCGGGCGATTGGGATGTTTATAGCAGCCTGTATTTCGCGCCGGCAACGCTTACCGTGATTACAGCAGAGCAGGGTGGTGTTTCACAAACGAGTGCTACGCTTCCAACTGCTCCGACCGGCGGCTATACGACTATCGCTGGACTGACTCAGGCTGCCGGCACGGAGATATCATTGACCCTTGGATACTATCGGGCAAGCCTAGCGACGACAACCTTGCTCTATCTAGTTACTCAGGCATCATTCACCACGTCTACCTGTCAAGCTTATGGAATAATACAGGCGCGGAGATCGGCCAATGTCTACTGATTTTGTCATACGCCGAGCATTTCTAGGAATCGTTCTATCATGCGGCGATTACGGGAGAATTTTTATGGCAGACCCGACATACACTTTTTCATTCACTTTATTTCGGATGGCATAAATGCCCGATCCATCTTCCGATCTCATTCGCGCTCCAGAACAACCTTATGGTGTTGAAATATATACCAAGGACGGTATTTTTATCAAACAATATGTGATCCCTATGGCTAAAACAATAATACCCCAGCATAGTCACTACTGGGATCACATAACCATGCTTGTTGCTGGAGAAGTGGCGGTATGGAAAGGGGGAATATTTGACAAAATATATACCGCGCCGTGTGGTATAGAAATACAAGAGGGTATAGAGCATTTGTTTGAAACACGCAAAGATGAGACCATTCTGTACTGCATCCATAACCTCCACAGCGAGAAGGCCGTCAAAATTCTCGCAGAACACCAAATTGTGGAGTAGTGTACACTAATGATCGCAGCGCCGTGAGGCGTCGCATCCGTTGGAAGGAAAGCAATGCCGTTCGGTATAGCCGCGATACTTGGTGGAGCGGGGATTGCAGGCTCTTTGATCACCGGCAATGCAGCTACATCTGCGGCTCAGACACAAGCCAATGCTGCCAACAACGCAGCTAATATTCAAGGTCAAGAATATCTAAACACCCAAAATAATTTAAGACCATTCCTGCAACTAGGGGGTGCTGACCTAGAAAACCTACAGAACATGTTGGGGGTTGGATACAATTTGCAAACCGGGGCACAGTCCTTCACGCCGAACTATGGCATATTACAGAATCCGCAGACTGCGCTTGGCCCCGCTCCTACATACAATATGCCTGCGTACACTGCGCAGATGTATCAGCAATCGCCAGGGTACAATGCCTTGCTTCAAGGACAGACGCAGGCATTGCAGAATGCTGGTGCTACGACTACGGGTGCGTTGTCTGGCAATGTTCTTCAGGCGCTTCAGGGTGCGGGAACTCAGTTGGCGAATCAAGATTATCAGCAGAACTATCAAAACTATGCGACCAATTACGGAAATCAATTTAACGCTAATAATGCAAATTATTGGAATAATTTGCAGCAAGCAAATAATCAAAATTCTAACGCCTTTAACTGGCTTAGCCAATTAGCGGGTTCCGGCCAAAACGCTGGAGCATCGTTGGGGGCTCTCGGTGGGCAAGCTGCCGGAAATATAGGAAACGCGTTCATCGGCGCGGGTAACGCACAGGCTGCTGGGACTATTGGCGCGGCAAATGCCTATACTGGTGGGATTAATTCTCTGGCTACTCTTGGAGTACTTCCATCATCCATCACAAGCAATAGTCTTTTAGGGCAACTGTTGGGGGGCATCTATAATTCACCATCTAGTACGGCGATGGCGACTGCTCAAGCCACTTCTCCTTTTGGTGCATAATGGCACTAGATAACGTCGATCCCAATATAGCGCTTCAGGCTGGCCGAAATATACCGCAGTTTGGTCCTGACTGGCAGACTGTGCAGAACGCGCAGCGGACGGCGATCTCGCTTCAGCAAGCGCAACAGGTGCAGCAGGCACAGAACGCGCTACGCCAGACGTTTGCTGATACCAATAACTGGTCTGCGGACAAAGGTGGTATTGCAGTCAAGCCTGAAGCTATGGCGCAGCTTGCGCAAAGGTCGCCAGCCGCTTTCATGGATTTGTCCAACAATCTTGCAACGCTGAACACTAAAGCTCTTCAATCCCAAGCGTTGCAGAGTAATGTCATGCAGGATTGGATAAAGAGAGCTAATGATGGTGGCGATTCGGCGGATGATGAATATCGGGCTGCAATAGCGGAAGGCGTCGATCCGCGTACGGCTTTGGCTAGAGGACAGGAAGCATATACAAAGGCTATGACCTCTGTAAAAGCGAGCGGAATGCCGCAAGCTCTTCAGGATATGATCCCGAATACTTTTGACCCAAAGCGCGTTGAACAGCGGCGTATGACGCAAGAAATGCGTGCTGCTCAGGAAAAGGAACAGACCGTTCCTGAATACGCTGTTCCAATGATGGTTGGGGGAGGCGCAACTAAGGATGTTCCAGTTGTCAAATCACCAGATGGAAAAGGATTTGTCACGGCTGATCCGGCCCATACCCCAGTTACCGATCTGGGGGGGCTTCATAAGATTGGGTCCAAAGAAGAAGGAGCCGCAAGCAAGGAACTCTATACCGGACAAATCAGTGATGGAAAAGGTGGATTAAAGACCGTTACTGTACAGGTAGGGCAGCACGGATTTGTTGATCCAGATACCGGAGATAAGATAACTGGTGTACAAAATTTATCTAAAGTGGGAGCGCCATCTCCATTTGGATCAACTATGGGAAACCCTGACCTGAAGGGAGATGAATTTCTAAAAAGTCTCCCAGCCCCCGAAGCTACGCAAGTAAAGGCTTTGGCAGAGGGCCGTGAGCCATTTCCGTCTGGTTTTTCGATGGCCCGCCTTCAGCCTTTGATTCAGGCGGTGTCGCAGTACGATCCAAATTTTGACGCGGTTAACTATATGTCCCGCTACCGCACTCGTCAGGCGTTTACGTCCGGTCAAGAGTCTCGAAACATAACTTCGTTAAATACTGTTATCGGTCACCTAGATAATTTGAAACAGCTTGGCGAAGCGCTGAATAATAATGATATACCTCTAGCTAATAAGGTTTTGAATCATATAGCAACAGCCTTTGGAAGCTCAAAAGTTACAAACTTTGACACAGCTAAAAACGCTGTAGCGGATGAATTGGAGCGTACATTTCGTGGAACGGCAGGTAGTGTTACAGGAATTAAAGGATGGTCTGAACAGTTAACTTCGGATGCCTCTCCGGAGCAACAAAAAGGCGCATGGAAGGTTCTAGGAAATCTGTTAGATTCACGCGTAGACGCGTTGGGAGACACTTATTCGCGCGGCATGGGGAAAACGACTGACGGTTTAACGTTGTTGTCTCCAAAATCGCAAACCGCTTATGAAGAACTCACTGGTCGTGCTCCTGAGGTTAAGACTGTTGGTCCTACGGGGAAGGAAACGACCACGCAGTCGGAGCCGAAAACAACCTCGCCGACTACTATGCCTCAGCCGGCTTCTTCACAAGGCTCAGGAACAGCAGAGTTGCCGCATCCTACAGCGCCAGAGGAAGCAAACAAACTTCCAGTCGGGACGCATTATATCGGTCCTGATGGTAAGGTGTGGGTGCGGTAATGGCTGATTGGCCCGGTGCTCCGCTACAGGATTCTGCTACTTTACAGCCTGCGCCGCAACAGCCCGCACAACAGCAGCCAAGCGTCTCGGTCGAACTTGCGCCGCAGGCCGCCCCAGAGTTGAATCCGGCGCTTACCCCGTTTGTAAAACGAGAGAGCGGAGGAAAACCGTTCGTCGGTTACACGCCTCCTGGAAAGCCGCTGGTTGATTTGTCGAGTGCTCCATTGGACGAAACCGGATTTCCGATTTGGTCTGGTAACAGAGACCCGAATACCGGACTCATGTCTCATGCGGCTGGCATCCTTCAGATACAACCAAACACATGGCGTCCTATAGCGCAGAAGCTGGGAATCCATGATTTTTCCCTAGAAAGTCAAATTAAAGTTGCGAATGAGCTTCACAAAGAACAGGGAACCAAGCCGTGGGATTTAACACAATGGCCAGGGGCAAGCGTATCTTCTGGTAATTGGAAGGTTGATCCCAAGGCGATCAGCTTTGAGCAAGGTCGTCCCGATACCAGCGTCGTCTATATGGCACCAGACGAATATCTCCAGATGGTGCCCACGACTGAGTCAGATAGAACAGTTAGCCGATCGTTGGCGCGTTCCCTCGCTTTAGGGGAAGACATTGCTGCTATCCCAACGCTCGACGTAAAGCGTGATGGCGAGAGCGTGAAGGTCGTTGATCAAGATGGCCGCAAGCGCGCCATGGCGGCCAAGGAAGCGGGCGTTGATCTCATTCCTGTGGCAATTCATGGTGCTACAGGCGACGCCAAGCAGATCGTTGGTATGGGCGGTCAAGTTAAGCCACTAGATTTCAAGCCGGTTCCGAAGATAGAAAAACCACCAGAGTCAGGATTTAGGAGATATCTGAATGAATCCCTTGCCGCTCTGGGTACTGGGGCTCGTCAACTACCGTCACCTATCATGGATGTGGGACTCGGCGCGGTCGGTCTTGGCGGTCTTTTGGCCCATGATACGGCTGATGTATTCAGAGGAAAGCTTACGTCTGAACCTCAGGAAGATCTGGTCGGGCAGGCGGTAGACGTTCTGGGGAACGCAGCCACTGCGCTGACGGGTGGCTTGGCCGGTCCTATAGCTCCAGAAATTCAGGCCACTAGAGCAGTTTCAGAAGCGCCCCTGCCGTCAGTATCGTTGGCAGAAAGAGAGCCCATTCCTCCCAGCCGAGCGCTTGTGCCTCAGCCGCAGTCAGTTGAGACTGATCCTCTGCATGCGCAAAATGTCAATCGCTTCAACTCCGCAGTGGACCTAATCAATCAACGGCACACACAGGATTTGGCAGCGGGAGGAGCGACACGGGAAGAGATTTCCCGCCAGTTGCAGGCTGGGCGTGCGACTGGCCAGCAGTTGGTTCCAGCCGACGTAGCGGGAGAAAATGTCCGAGCGCTTTTGGGTAATGTCGCAAGAGAGCCGGGACCAGCAAGAGAGACTGTAAAACGATGGGCGGTTAATCGTCTCGGTGATATCGATCGTGATTCTCCGATGGCTGCCGACATTGATAGGGGAATAGAAGCCAATCTGGCTACAGGTTCGGCCAAA